CATATCAAGCAGAGTCAACTAACTATGATTACTCTTACAGCATGATGCTAAAGAACCGTAAGTGGAAATATTTGAGGAGAAAGTGAATGCCGAACTACACATACAGATGTGATGCCTGTGAACATACATGGGAGGCCGTATACACAATGGCAGAGTATAAGAAGCCGTGCGGTGAACCGTGCCCTGAATGCGAAGCAATGGAAGTACAAAAGGCCGTTGATGGTTTTGCCCGTGTACAAGTAGACACAAACCACGATTGGACAAAAACAAAGAACCTGCCAGGCAGTTTTCGTGAAAGAATGAATACTATTGCCGATGGTTTACCCAATTCTAGTGGCACCAAATCACGAATGAAAGACCAGTTCAAATAAATAAACTCTCTCCCCCCTCTCGCCCGCATAAATCATTTATTACCGCATTTTAAAATGGTGTGGCATTGGTTTTCTTAATATATGGGTACATAAATAACATCATGGCATACGACATTACTAGTAAAAATATTATTAGAAAATCTCTTGGCGAGGCCTTGTATGCTACCTTTAGAAAAGGTTTGTTTGACCAGAAGTGGTGTATAGATGGTGCAATCTTTTATGCAGAACCTAAAACGGCAGGTGCTATGCGTATCGTTAAACTTGGTACGGCATTGTATGATAAATTCAAGTTAACATATAAAGATAATATTAATTTAAAGGGTGTGGAACATTCTCTTAATCGTTATATCACTTGGGAAGTATCAGGCGAAAAGTTTAGTAAGTTTAGGGTCGAGTCCACAGGCAAATCTAGTGGAGGTGGTACGAAAGTAACTACCCCTATGCAAGAGGAAGCATCCATGTGGATTATCCGTAGAGCATTGAAACGAGATGAGGCCTTTAAGACTTGGGCTGATGTTGCTAAGGATAAAGAGTATCCAAAACTATTAGAAATATTTCCCACCATCGAAGATGAACAAGAGTGGAAGAAATCATTCATGGCACAAAATAAGGTCATGCTTCGTGTTGCGGCTAAGCAGGGATATGAAGAATTTAAAGAGTATGCTAGGCCTCAAAAAGGCGTTAACAACTTTGCATCATGGATGGATACGCAACTGCGGAAGTTTCCCAAGTATAATCTAGGACAATGGAATCCGGCTGATATTTGGTTAGTTAGAAACCCCACCAATGTTAAAAGAGATATATTAAAAGTTCTTGATAAAATGACTTCGCCGAATGTGTTGATGTTGAATAAGGTGATGAAGAAATTATTTAAAGATGAACGACTCATCCCCATCTCATTAAAGAAGGTGACGGGAGAGAAGGCCCATTGGGCAACACACAATCTAGTAGAAATGTCAATAGACAAACGAAAAGAATATGACATGGTGTTACATAGTGCAAAGTGTATGTGTAACATAAAAGGCACTAAGGGCAAGGAAAGACTAGCAACAAAAGAAGGCCGTATGTATCAGTACGAAGGTACGATTGAAATGTATCAATGGCAAATAACATCTAACGGTGGTAGTTCCAATTATTCTAATCTCAAGTACGAAGCATCGGGTTCTTCTAGTAAGGCCGCAAGAGCAGGTAAGGCCGTAGTTGATAGAGTTCAAGAAACTCTAACCAATTACAAGAAAGGGGGTTACGCCCCAAACGACCACAGCAAATACCCAAAAAGTGCTGATGAATTTGGTCGTGGACCTAAGCAAGGCCAATACGATATGTGGCATAAGAGATTTAAGGTAATCGAAAAGGCTGGCGTGAAAACTGGTGTAAAAAGTGCTGATGAATTTTGTAGTAACATTATCAAGTCATTTGACTCACAAGGCAAAAGTGGTGGTGAGCAAAAAGGAGTGACCACCACAAAATTGATGGTGATAGCATTCATGTGTGCCGTATATGGTATTAAGAAAAAGAAAGATAGAAGTGTATTCATGGTTGAACTTTTGCTTCATGCCATGAAGAAGGGATTCCATTATGGCCCCTTCGGTAAATTATATTAAGAGCATATATATTACTTGACAGTTAGTTGTTATGTGATATAATAATATTTAGATTATGGAGATTTCAGTATGAGTTTTGAGCATGTAGATGTGGCTATGGAAACGCCAGTTCTTAAAGAATTGATGGTCGCAGGTAAGCGTTTTTACAAATTGCCAGATAAAGACATTTGGGTCCCATCCGTTACAACAGTAACAGGTTGGAAAGATAGGGCCAAGTGGAAGAAATGGCGAGAAGAGAATCCCGACAAGTCCCGCAGAATTCTTAGTCGTGGTACAGCATTCCATTCAGTAATGGAAGATTACCTTAACGATAAAGAATTGAATCCGTTTGAATCTAAAGATGTTCAAACGATGTATAATGCCATGAAAGAATATGCTGACAAGTATATTGATAATATTCATGGATTAGAATTACCACTATATGGTGAGGTCGTACCAATGGCCGGTCGTGCAGATTGCATTGCTGAGTTTGACGGTGAACTTTCCATCATTGATTTCAAAACAACAGAGCGAATGAAGCCTGCTGAATGGTGTACGGATTACTTCATTCAGTGTACAGCATATGCTTTAATGTATACGGAACGAACAAACATTCCAGTTAAACAGATTGTCATTATGATGGTTGACCCAACTGGTGATGTAACATGCTTCGTTCGTAACCCAATGAAGTATGTGAAGGCATTGAAAGAAAGAATCGATTACTTCTACGCAGAGTTTGATGAAGATGCAACAATCGAAGAAGTATTGACAGGACATACTACATGAGTAAAGTGAAGAATGGAAAATATCCCGTAGTAGTTATTACTGGGGCCGCCGGTTATATTGGTTCAAATGCCGTTGTAAAGATGGTGATGGAAACTAATGCTCAAGTTATTGCGGTCGATAGACGAAAAATGAAATGGAAGTCTCCAACGAATGTAAAAAAGAAGGTTGTAAAATATCAACTTGATATTTGTGAACCCGAACTTTCTAAAGTTTTTAGGATACATGATGTTGATGCTATAATACATTTTGCAGGCGACATCTCAGTACCCGAATCTGTTAGTGACCCAATGAAGTATTACAACAATAATGTTTTGGGTACTATGAATTTACTTGACCAATGTAGGCAACATAAGGTATGTAATTTCATCTTCTCTAGTTCGGCGGCTGTTTACGGTGAACCGACTAAATCAATAGCAAAAGAAGATGATGTCCTTTTACCTATCAATCCATATGGTGAATCTAAGTTGATGGTAGAACAAATATTAAGGGCTTGTTCACATGCTCATCCTAGTTTTAAACATTGTTCATTAAGATATTTTAATGTTGTAGGAAATGATTTACTTCAACGAGCATATGACCCATACTGGAAAGAGAAGTCAAATCTTTTTCCGGCTTTAATGCGGGCGTATCTCGGTTACACTCCCGACATCCGTTTGTTTGGTACTAAGTACAAGACTTCAGATGGAACTTGTGTTCGTGATTACATCCATGTTGGAGATTTAATCGATGCACACATCCTTGCTTTGTCTAAAATTATGACAAAAGAACCAATGCGTAATGTCTACAATGTTGGCAACGGTAAGGGTTACACTGTAAAGGAAGTTATCGAGTCCTTCGAACGAGTGGTGGGGCCCATACCTGTTGTGGAAGCACCAAGGCGTGCGGGCGACCCTGAGAAACTTATCGCTTGCCCTAAGCGTATCAAAAGAGACTTAAAGTTTAAACCAAATTTTAAACATATCGATGATATGGTTCGAACATATGCAAAAATGATTTGCGTTGAGCCGGTGCCTGGTATGGGTGGTATGTGGAAAGAGAAAAAATAATGGGATATTCACAGACTCGAAAAAATAAAGCGGCAGAAAAAAAAGCGATGAGAGAAGCAGTCAAAGAGCGGCTCAAAAAATCAATCAACCTTGTAGGTGTGTTCATTGCATTGAATGAAGAAGAGACAATACCACGACTTGCAAAGAGTTTAAAAGGATTTACTAATCGCAATGTAATTGTCGATACGGGTAGCACGGATAAAACCGTTGAAGTTGCAAAAGAAAATGGGTTTGAAGTTCTTGAAATGAAATGGCCTAATCACTTTGCTGAAGCACGAAACAAAGCAGTCGAATTAGCACAGTGTGATGATGCTGATTGGATTGTAATGTTCGATACTGATGAAGTATTGGTGAACGGCTATAAACTAAAGCAAGAAATGAAACTTCTACCTCCCGATAAAGATTTAGTAGCAATATTCCACCGAACAGGCGTGGGTCATAGATTCCACCGCAATTGTATTTGGAAGCCTGGTGCGGCCGAATGGAAATTTAGAGTACATGAACATCTTCTATCAACTACGGGTAACGATGCAATTACACTGCACCATGATGTGCATCACCCCGATGCAATCGGCACATCACACAACCAAGCAAAAGTTTTAGAGATGTTAGCAGAAGATGCTGAAGAATTTCCAGACAATGCGACAAGGCAATATTACTATGGCCGTCAATTGTTTTATGAACATCGACTAGATGCAATTCCATTTCTTAAACACTGCTATGAAATTAGTGAATGGGAAGCGGAAGCGGCCCATTGTTTGAATATGTGTGGCCTTCTCTATGAAGGAAAGGCCGAGAAAGAACGACAAGGGTCAAATGATGTAAAAGAAATTACACGATGTACAGAAAAAGCACTTGACTTTTATCGTGCATCCGTGGTAAAATATCCAAGACTGAGAGCAAGTTATGCAGGCCTTCTTAGAGTATGTAAAGATTCGAAAGAACTAATTCGAGCAGGTATGGCATTACTTTCAATTAAAGAATCAACATACTTTGATGACAGTCCAAAATTCTACGAAAAAGAATATGAAGATTGGGTTCGTGGTGTGATTAAATTTAATACAGAGAATAAAATGAAAGAGGAGGCAGTTGATGTTTGTAACTAAAGAAAAATTTAACGAACAACTCAAAATTGTATTAGTAAATAATAAAGATGGATATATTATGGCGGTATTGCAAACCTGTGATAAGTTAGGAATTGACCCAAGCACAGTAAACAAATACATTTCAAGGCCTATTAAGGAAAAAATTAGAATTGAGGGCGAGAAAAATCACATGCTCCCTCGTTCCCCAAGCCTACCAATCTGATAATGAACGGTTTCGAAGTCTATAAAACTTATCTAGCCCTTAAGGCCCACTTTACACAGGAGTCATATGATTTCTTCAAGTATGGTGGTAAAACACGGGCAAAGTATTCAACATTTGAAAATAGAAAAGACAGATACTTCTTCGATAAATTGGCAAAATCAATGGATGCACAAACAGTGTTTAACTATATTTTAGCCAATTTAATACACGGTGATAGATTGTGGATTGGTGAAATGTTTGATGGTAAATGTGATGCGATTCATAAGGATTGGCAAAAAAAACAAGAGAGTCTATCATATGTTTTCGGACAAGATGTTGAAAGTATGCTGAACTTTATTGAAAATAAAGATTTGAAATTCAATGAGATATTTAAATGCCAGAAACATCAACATCCAATCATTTTAAAACTACTACTACAAAACGAAATTACAATTGAGGGGTTTGTTATACTTGACTCTATTTTAAACTTCTCAACTGATTTTGATAATTGCCTACCAGATGATGTCATTTGGAGAAGCATAGGCAAAAAGTGCAAACAATATAAACCATTTTTGCCTGCAACAAATAACACAGCACATTATAGAAAAATTATTAGAGATAAGATGCGGAAATACGAATTAATTGTTTGACTTTCGTTCTAAATACTCTATAATATACGAAACAGTTTCAATACAATACAAGGAGATATGAAACATGGCATTTAGCGATATGAAAAAGAACACCTCAAAGGGGTTCGAACGACTTAGTGATGAACTCACTAAAATTAGCAAAAAGGGTAGTGATTCCTATAAGGATGACCGCTTCTGGCGACCAGAACTAGACAAGTCAAGTAACGGTTATGCCGTTATCCGATTCCTCCCACCATGTGATGGTGAGGATGTTCCGTGGGCAAGAACTTTCTCTCATGGATTCCAAGGACCAGGCGGTTGGTATATTGAGAAGTCTCGTACTACCCTTGGTGAAAAAGACCCTGTGTCAGAAATGAATACTCGTCTTTGGAATAGTGGTGATGAACGAGATAAGGATATTGCCCGTGCCCGCAAGCGTAGGCTTCATTACATTTCCAACATCTACATTGTGAGTGACCCCGCAAATCCTCAAAACGAAGGTAAGGTTTTCCTCTTCAAATATGGCAAAAAGATTCACGATAAAATCGTGGGTGCTATGCAACCAGAATTCGAAGATGAATCACCAATTAACCCATTCGATTTCTGGAAGGGTGCTGACTTTAAACTGAAGGTTCGCAAGGTTGCCGGTTTTATCAATTATGATAAGAGTGAGTTTTGCGATGCATCGCCCCTGCTAAGTGGTGATGATGACAAGTTGGAAGAATTGTGGAAGACACAGTATCCTCTTAGTGAACATACTGATGCATCATCCTTTAAGTCATATGAAGAACTTGCAAGCCGACTTAGTATTGTTCTTGGTGATGGTTCTTCACCTGTTAAAAATACAGCAGAATCTGTAAATGTTAAAAGTAATGTAACTACTGATTCTATCGACACTGGCGATGATAGTGATAGCAAAACAAGTGGTGGCGATGATGCCCTCAGTTATTTTGAGCAACTAGCATCAGAAGATTGAAGTCATATACATAATCGATTAATAGTATAATAGTTGTGGAGGGGGACCGTCGGTCCCCCTCTAATAACCCAAGGTGCATCCGCACCTTACCCCGATGCAATTTGCATCACCCTCTTTGGCCAGAGGTTTAATTCTTTAAAGGAGAAATAATATGGCTAATTCAAAAGAAAGTTGTTGCACAGGTGATGTCGTGTCCTCAACTTTAGGTAGAGTAGGCATCAATCGTAGTATGCTAATCACATTAGCACTTCTTCCATTTGCGTGGGACGGTGTTAACTGGGTAGCAGGAGCAGTTCGTGAACTTTGGAATCTTATTGCCAGCGTTTGATACGCTGACATAAAGGAGATTATCCTATGAATATCTCAAAACTTACAAAGTTCGGCATCGCATCATTATTTGCAGGGATTGCATGTGGTGTAGCCGGTGCTGATACTAACGCAGACCTTCAACTAAGACTTGAGGCTGCCGAAGCAAGAATTGCAGAACTTTCTATGTCAGAAAGAGATGTATGGCTTAACGAAAAACGGGCAGAAGAAGTCCGTGGACTCGTTCATGATGTACTCGCTGATGCAGATTCAAGAGCATCCTTGCAAGGTAATGGAAGTCCTGTAACAGTTAATGTTCACGGTTTCCTACAAACTCGCTACTCTTACAGTGGTGGTGGTAATGATGAGGCCAATCGTGGTTTCAGTCTTCCCCGTGCCAGACTTATCTTCTCAGGTGATTTATATAACTGGGAATATAAGGTAAGTGGACAGTGGAGTGATAGCACTAATAACTTCGACCTCAAAGATGCATATGCACAAGGTGGTCTTTTTGGTGGAACTCTTCGTGTTGGACAATTTAAATCACCATTTATGCGTGAAGTTCTTGTCCCACAAGAAGATACTTTGATGATGGAGCGTTCGATTGTGTCCAACCAGTTTGGTCAGGGTCGTTCACAAGGTGTTCAATGGAGCCGTGATTTCGGTGTGCTAGATTTTTCTGGTGCATACACTGATGGTTTCAATACTGATAACGGTGCAGGCGTTCAGAATGGTGAAGCATTCACTGCCCGTATTGGTGCGGATATCAACTCTTGGTGGAATGTTGGTGCGGCCGTTTCGTGGAACGATTTGGTTGCTACTAGTTACACCACATACACTCTTGATACAAAAGTATCATCGGGTGGTCTTGACTTGACTGCGGCCTATGTTGCAACTAGCGGAGATGCTGGCGACAACTGGGGTGCAACTGTTCAAGCAGGATACATGTGCATGGATAACCTACAGGGTTATGTTGCATATGAGTATGGTGAACTTGAAGGTGTTGATGAAAATCTCAGCACATTCACCATTGGTGCCAATTACTGGATTAATGACAATGTTAAGTGGACTACCGATTTCGGTTATGCACTCAATGGCATTAACGGTGCTTGGGACTTAGGTGAGACTGGATGGCGTGCAGGAGACTCAGGTGAATACCTGGCTCGAACGCAGATTCAGATTACATTTTAATAATTCAGGACATTCCTGATAATAATAGCCCCGTCTTCGGACGGGGTTATTTTTTGCTTTTGTGCCATTTAGAAGAAGAAGATTTTTTCAATTGCGACTTAGTTGCATAGGGTTTACGAACATCAAGTTCACCTTTTGATAAAAGGTCAGCGGCTTGTTTCTCTTGCCCTTTATCTGAGTCAATTACAGGCATATCATTACGAGGAGGGGCCCCTTTTGGTGGAAGTTGCTTCTGAATAAACTTTAATCTTTTTGCTAATTCTTTTTCTCCACCAATACTTTCTAACCATGCAATTGATTTCTCTTTATCGTAAAATTTAGGGTGCATATTTTTACCTTTAGTCAAGGCATCAATCGCATCCTTCGTAGTTGCCTTAAATATATTAATATCACCACCTGCGGGTTCACCTCTTCGTGTGTTGTTTAGAGCATCCCCTAATGCACGAAGTACAGGAACTAGGTCACCGATACCCAACTGTGCTTCGATTCCCTGAATAGAGGCAGAGGGCTCTGAGAGGAGCGTGGCAGCCCATCTATGATGACCATCAAGGATACGCTTATCTTTGGAAACGATAGAACCAAGGTCACCACCTCTAACACCACCAACAGCCATACCTAGAGACTTGCCTAGATAGATGGCATTTTGTGATGGTTTTAGTTTGTTAGCGGCCCAAGAGCCTTTCTTGGTATTAACAACATCATCACCCTCATCACCATCTAACTTACCCTTCGATGTAAAAATTTGGGCCATAATACCAGTAAGAGGATTCTCAAATTCCTTCGAATCAATCTCTTTGGTTTTCAGTTCTTCAATTAAATCAAAATAGTTTTTCATATCTTTTCCTTATACAATTGCACTCTTATAGAATCGTTCTTGAATTCGTCTGAATGTACTTTCGTTCATGCGGCCGCCACCTTCTTGACCATCAAGGCCTTTAGGTGATTCACCACCTTCTGATTTATTATCACCACCGGCTCCTCCTCCAAGAATTATTGTATTGGCGGGTGCATTAACGGCCATCCCCGCACGACCCAGTGATGATGCTTCTGCGTTATCGGCCGCCATTCCATCTGCACCATTTGCTTCTGATTCACCCATCACCAAATTACCCGCAACAAAGTTCATATCCCCACCAACTACGCCTGGTAAAATACCCTGCATAGCGGCACCAATTTCAGTAAGTGCATTTGCATCAAGTTCTTGTAAAGATTTGGCTAGCATACCAATTCCCATGGCCATGAAGAGAATACCTTTACCCGCAATATACAATTCGGTTGCATGTGATGCAATAGCAAATAACATGTCAAGTGGGTTTTCTGCTCCGAACAACGAACCAAGTAGACCTATGGCTGCACCCACTCCCATCGCCGCATTTGCAAATGCGATTGAAGCACCAAAGGCCATTATTGCACCAGAGATTAAGAATATTCCCACTGCGGCGAGAACCAACAAAGGCGAAAGTAAAGCAAGAAGTGTTAATTGAGAAATTATTATAGAAAGTGTTTCACCATTTTCACCTAGAACCATTGCGGCATAACCTAAAGCAAGAACACCAAATGCAATTTGAACTAATCCAAAGGCCGCAAGCGCCATCATTCCCGTTCCTGCCAATATAGCAAGTGGGAAAGCAACTGCTGTTATTGTCAGCATTGCTAATGCAAACCCGGCGGCCGCTGATAAGTCAATCAAACTGATTGCGAATGCAAGAGGAATTAATGCTAATCCGAAGATTGCGATTCCTGCGGCCGCTATTATCAAGAATGGTGACATTATCGCAAGTGGTATTGCTAATGCGGCTAATGCAAGTAAAGACACTACCATCGGAAGGATGGCAGGCATTACACCCTCAAACTGACTAACACCCAATCCTAATGCTATCAGTGCAAGACCGAATATACCGAATCCAATTGAGGCCACTAATAAGAATGGTGATGCTAATCCTAATGGAATTGCTATTGCGGCTAATGCGGTTAACGCAGCCACCATTGGGAGTATTGCAGGCAGAACACCAACAAATTGACTAACACCAAGTGCAAGTGTTACAAGTGCAAGACCGAATACACCAAATCCAAATGCGGCTACTAATAAGAATGGTGATGCTAATCCTAATGGAATTGCTATTGCGGCTAATGCATACAATGCGGTCACCATTGGGAGTATTGCAGGCATTACTCCAACGAATGATGCAATACCCATTGCTAATGATATCAGTGCAAGACCGAATACACCAAACCCAATTGCGGCAACTAATAATAACGGTGATGCTAGTGCAAGTGGTACTGCTAAGGCAGTCAATGCATACAACGATATAATCATAGCAGGGATTAAGAATATTGCTCCAGTAAATGCGGCAATCCCTGCTCCTAGTGATATCAAGGCCAGTCCAAATATACCAAATCCAATTGCGGCGACTAATAAGAATGGAGATGCAAGTGCAAGTGGTACTGCTAGGGCAGTTAACAAGTATAAAGAAATTACCATAGCAGGGATTAAGAATATTGCTCCTGCGAATGTGGCAATTCCTGCCCCTAATGCTGACAGTGCTAGTCCAAATATACCAAATCCAATTGCGGCTACTAATAAGAATGGTGATGCTAATGCGAGTGGTATTGCTAAGGCGGTTAACAAGTATAAAGAAATTACCATAGCAGGTATTAACCATATCGCTCCTACGAATGCTTGAATACCTTCACCCAATGATGAGAGTGCCATTCCAAACACACCAAATCCAATTGCGGCGACTAATAAGAATGGAGATGCTAGTGCAAGTGGTACTGCTAAGGCAGTCAATGCATACAATGATATAATCATAGCAGGGATTAACCATATCGCTCCTGCGAAGGCCTGAATACCTGTACCCAAGGAAGTTAGTGCGAATCCAAATACACCAAACCCAATTGCGGCCACTAATAAGAATGGTGATGCTAATGCGAGTGGTATTGCTATGGCTGCAAACAAGTATAAAGAAGCAAGTGAAGTAAAGATTGTTCCCCAACCAATACTAGCAAAAGATTGAATACCTTCTCCTAATGATTGTAATGCTAATCCGAATGAACCAAACCCAATTGCGGCAACTAATAATAACGGTGATGCTAGTGCAAGTGGTAAGGCCAACAATGCAAGTGCCGTTAATGCTACGACCATCGGAAGAATTGCAGGTAGGACACCAACAAACTGTTTAATACCAAATGATAATGCAATCAATGCAATTGCAAAGAAGATAAGGCTGGCAGAGGCCCCCGAAAGGAAATAACTTGCTAGTGCAAGTGGTATTGCCAACACCGCTAAGGCCGTTAATCCAATCACCATCGGAAGAAGTGCAGGTAGGACACCAACAAACTGTTGAATCCCAACTCCTAATGCTATCAATGCTATTCCGAATGTGAGGTATCCAAGTGAAGCGATTAATAGTAATAATCCGCCTACCGCAAGTAGTGGTGATATCACTGCAAGAGCCGTTAATCCAATCACCATCGGAAGAATTGCAGGTATAGCACCAACAAACTGTTGAATCCCTGCCCCTAATGCTATTAATGCAATACCAAAAGTAAGAAATCCAATTGAAGCCCAGGCCAAGGCCATTGAGGCGTTGCTAAGTGGAAGGGCTAAAGCGGTTAGTAACCACAAAGAAGCAAACATAGCAAAGATTGTGCCCCAACCAACCTTAGCAAATTGTTGAATGCCCATCGCAAGTGCTGATAAGGCTAAACCAAATACTGCATACGCAGGTGCGGCTATCAATAAGAATATCGCAGAGAGTGCCAACAATGGTGCGATGGC